GAATATGCATGTGATCTGCTGCCTGCGCGCCGAGCCGAAGTTGATCATCCGACCGAAGAAGGACGATCCGAAGAAAACCGAGTGGGTCGACGGCGGCCTGCAACCGGTGTGTGGCAGCGACTTCATGTTCGATATGACCATGTCGTTCATGTTGTATCCACTGGATCCGGTGAAGCACCCGGACATCGATCCGCGAGGCTTCCCGGTACCGATCAAGCTCGATGCGCAGGACGCGCACCTGATCCCGCTGAACCGGCCGCTCGATGAGGCGGTGGGCGCGGCGATCGCCGCCAAGGCACGCGGCGAGGCCCCTGCCCCGCCGCCACCAAAGTCCACACCCAGGACTCAGTCTGAGTCCACGCAGCTGCGCGGCGAGGCGAAGAACCGCGCCAAGGCCGATGAGCTGATCGCGCGGTTCAACGCCACCACGACGCCGGCGGATCATGACGCCCTCATCGCACTGGACGAGGTGCAGGACGCGCTGCGCTGGTTCGTCGAGAAGCGGCCCGAGATGGCGAAGGAGATCAACGCGGCGCTGAACGCCAGCTGGAAACGTTGCAACCCCGATCCGCCCTCAAATGAGACGGCAAAAAGTGACACGCCGGTCGACGAGGGACAGCAGCGGGCTCCCGACAAAGATCTGGAGCGGACCGAGCAGATCCTCGCCGACATCGCAGCAGCCAAGACCGAGGTGCAACTGAAGATGGCGACCGGTGGCACCGCTTTGCAGACCCTGGCCAAGCGGCTGCTGATGGAGCGACCGGAACTCGCGCAGCGGATCAACAATGCCGAGAAGGCGAAGGCGGCAGAACTCAGGAGTGTCAGCGCATGACAAACAAACAGCGACGACTGCGACGAGCATTGCGTGATTGGCGGACCGATGGCGCGCTCGCGCTGTTCGCCCTGGCTGTAGCGGCCAGCACTGCGCTGCTGGTGCTGCGCTGATGGGCCGCGCGAGGGACCACGAGCTCTACGATATCCGGCGCATCATGGCGATCCTGCAAGCCATGCCGGTGCCGCAGCGGCGTCGCGTGCTGCAGTATGTCAACGATCGTGTCGACATGCTGCCGCCGTTCATGCCGCCAAAACCGCCTGGGGGAGCCCAGGAAGAGACTGATCTATTGCGGGAGACTGCATGACTTGAACGCCAATCCTACCGGACAGGAGAAGCACAAATGGCAAGAGCACCAGCACAGAAAAGCGCAGGCAAGGTCGTCACCGAGGCCAAGATCCTCGAACTATCAGAAGGCTCAGTGCAGTTCTGGATCATCGGCACATCGCCGTTGATCTTCAATCGAATGTCAGAGAAGGCGAAGCGCAGCCTGCTGATGGGCTCAGCACCGAAAAATGCCGCGGAACGCGCTGCCAACGTCAAGCACAATCCGCCAGCAGAATATCGTTCATCGGTCTATCGCAACTCGGGACCGAACCCGCCGACACGACTGCGCTTTCCGGCCTCAGCACTGAAGGGCTCGATCAAGACGGCCGCGCTCGACATGCCGGGCGCGACCAAAACCAGCGTTGGCCGACGCATCTGGGTGCCGGGCCAATTCGTCGACATCTACGGCGTGCCGCAGCTGTTGATGTCGGTCGTGCGGTCAGCCGACATCAAGCAGACACCGGACATCCGTACGCGCGCGATCATTCCTGAATGGTGCTGTGAGGTGACGATTCGCTTCGCGCAACCGCTGATGACAGCCAAGCAGATTGCCACGCTGTTGCACGCCGGCGGCATCCTCTGCGGCATCGGTGATTGGCGCCAGGAGAAGGGCAGCGGCAGCTTTGGGCAATTCCGGCTCTGCCGTGCCACTGACGCAGACTACAAGCGGATCATCCGCGAGGGTGGTTGCGCAGCACAGGATCGCGCACTCGAAAAATTCGATTGCTACGATGATGAATCGCAGGAACAGCTGGCCGAATACAGCGCGGAGCTCATCCGCCTCGGCCGCGAGGCCAAGGGGGCGCAGATCCCAGGCCACGAGGATGAGCCAGAGCTGGACGAAGCGGCATGAACGACAGAGCACGTAGAGCTCTGGATGCAATCGCTGCTCGCAATAAGGGGCGACTGACGCCGAACGAGGTCGTCGCTGCGGCCAAGTCGCCCCGATCGCCACTGCATCGTCATTTCACCTGGGACGATCGCAAGGCTGCGGCCTCGTGGCGGCTCGACGAAGCGCGGACCTTGATCGCCAGCTACGAGTATGTGCTGACGGTCAGCCCGTTCGTCGTCAAGGCGCCGATGTTCGTGCGGGATCCGACGATGGCGCCCCTGCAGGGCTACATCTCGACGGCTCGGTTGCGCACGGACGAGCAGTTGGCCCGCGAGGTGTTGCTGGCGGAGTTCGATCGGGCGCTGGCCGCGCTACGGCGGGCCAAGGAAGTGGCGCACGCGATCGGCATGGGCAGGGAGGTCGAGCAGCTGCACTTCCAGGTGGAGCAGCTCTCGGGGCGCGCGCAACAGGTTACGGCTTGATGCGGCGCTGGATGTCACGGCGGTCTTGGCTGGGCGTGACGCGGCGAGACAAGGTGCGTTGCGGCATGGAACGGCGCGGCTCGGCGAGGCCCGTTCAGGGTACGGCGAGACGCAGGCGCGGCGGTCCTGGTGCGGACAAGGCTAGGCTCGTTTCGGCAGGGCGAGGCTCGGATCGGCGGTCGTGGTCTGGCCGCGGCACGGTAAGTCCCGTCCCGGTTTGGCAAGGCCATGCATGGCGGTCTAGGCGAGGCTGGCTGGGTGTGGCCGGGCATGGCGGCGGCTAGACGCGGTGTGGCGGTCTGGGCAATCCCTGGCTTGGCAACGCATGCCGTGGCGGGGCGCTCCGGGGCTTGGCCGGGTCCGGTCTGGTATGGCGGTCGCGGCAAGGGGAACCGGGGTTTGGTTCGTCATGTCGGGGCTTGGCCGGAAACGGTGTGGCGGTCTTGGCGCGGCTAGACGGCGCGGGGCCGGGCCCGGCTAGGCCGGGTTCGTTCTGGTGTCGTCGCGGCGGTTAAGGACCGGCGTGGCGCGCCCGTCGAGGTCGCGCCGGGCAGGGCTCGGTTGGGCAGGTCACGCTTGCCCAGCCGGGTTGCTGTCTTTTGGGGAAGGTAGGTGCCTGGATGGACGAACAAGAGATAGTCGACGCGGTCACCGTGATCGTTGATCGCGCCAAGCAGGAGCAGGTTTCCTGCGGCGACATGCTGCACATCCTGGCGCTCGCTATGGGCCTGATGGTGCGGGATATGGACCCCTACGTGGTCAACAGGTTCCTGATGGATCACAACTCCAAGGTGCTCTCCGTGCATGCGTCGCTGCAGCAGAAAGGCTCGATGCACTGATGGCCGAGAAACACACGTTCTGCCTCTTGCTAGAGATCCGGACCGAGGATCGGCGCCTCACCGATGAGGCGATCGAAGCAGCCATCAAAACTGCTGATGGCGTCAAGGCATTGCGTCGCGCCGTGCTGCAGCATCTGCCGCGCGATGTGAGCCGGGTGATCGCCATGTTCCCGGTCGAGCACGCCAAGATGCTGCTGCAGCTGCACGAGGCGTTCGGCGATGACATCGCGAAGCACCTGCGCGAGCAAGGCATCGACGTCGGCGGCCTGTCCGTCTATCCGCCGCCCGATTACGTGCCGCCGGAATGAGGCGATGGAGCTGATCTGGATCGCATGGCCGACGCTCGTGGTGATCGCATGGATCGCCTGTCTGATCATTGAAAGGACGTGGGGGGAATGATCGCGAGATATCGCTTCCAGCTGTTTGCCCGATGCCCGGTCGATAAGGAGCCGGATGTCTACGACGTCCTGGTGGAGAGCTCGCGCACCATCCTCTGCGAAGAGCTGCTCGCCGAGGCGAAGCGCATCGGTGCGTCAGAAAAGCACATGGCGCAGGAGGAGATCACCTGCCTCCTGGCGCGCACGTTCGCGGCCAGGGTGACGACATACGGCAACCATGGCGGCGTCATCACCACGGTCGTCGCCTGATCTATCTGAGCGGAGTGATCCGAATGTCGCTCGTGGGGAAGCGGCCCGATCTTGGTTTCCTGACCACGCCCAGGCGGCGCCAAGTCTTCGATCTTCTCGCCGGAACCTGGGCTGCGGATACCGGCTGCTATACCGGCACGTATGACGAGGGGCTCTACCTCGAGTTCCTGCGCCGCCGCCACTACGCCGCCTCAACGTGCCTGTTCGCGCCCGCGCCCGACGTCGTGGGCGACCCTGTGGCGACATGGCGCCTGTCGGAGCCAGTGCTGGCCAAGATCAGGGACGCGGGCTTCAGGGCTGCCCTGGTCGCCCAGGACGGCCTGCGCGATCCGCCATGGGATGCGTTCGACGTCCTGTTCATCGGCGGCACCACCCGGTTCAAATTGTCCCACCAGGCGCGTGAGCTGGTCGCCGGCGCTCTGGCGCGTGGCAAGGGCGTGCACATGGGCCGGGTGAACAGCGAGGTCCGCCTGCGCACTGCAGCGATGTGGGGCTGCGCCTCGGCCGACGGCAATTTCCTCGCGACAGCGCCGGATATCAACGAGCGGAGAATGTTGCGATGGCTGGATCGAATCGCCCAACAGCCGCAGATGGTATTCGGATGAGCGACGACGACGACCAGTTCGACGCCGGCACTGCGATGACCGAGCAGCTGATGAACGCGATTGCGCCGATCGTGCAGGACCAGCCGACTGGCTTGGTGATCGAGGCCTTCGCCGCAGCGATGATGGCCACCCTCACGGCCGCCCAGCTGGATGACCGAGACGTACGGACGGTGCTGTCGCGCTATGCCGAGCGGATCCTCGATTTCGCTGGGATCGACTGATGTCGCACAGCCTGCGTCCGCGCCAGGGCTTCAACTGGACGGCGGTGTCGTGGGGCGGCCCTGACGAACCGATGGCGACAACCTGTTCCTACTGCGATGCGGAGCTCGACGACGACTTCGTCCCGCTGATCATCTGGAACAAAGACAGCTGGGCTGCGCAATTCTGCGAGGCGTGCTGCAGGACGTGGTGGGGCATGGAGGCGTGAGTGAGCAGCTCGCTCCCGCCGAGATCCTGGAGCGCATCGACCGCATCCTGCGTGGCGAGGAGATCGAGCGCGAGGTCGCCACCGACGCGGGACGCGTGCCTATGTGGTACGGATCCAGGACCACCCAGGAGATCGCCACGCTCTGGCTGGGCTGGGCCGAGACTTGCGCTGACATCGACCGATCGTTCTACCTTGCGGGTGCAATCGGGTGGGCCAGTCGATGAGCGAGTTCATCTGCACCGACTGCGGCTGCCATGTGTTCCAGGCCATCGCAGAAGACCCCACGCCAGATCCCCCATTGTGTTTCATGTGCCAGTGGTTGCGGACGTTGGATCCGGAGGACCGCGAGGCTATCGCAAGGTTCGTTAATAAGGAGGACTGAGATTGACACGATGGACCCACGCAGTGTGCGACAACTGTTGGACCGATTCAGAACCCAACTCACCGGTCAGGATGGCGCAGCCCCGCATCGAGTATTGCGGCTGGTGCGCGACCAGGACCGAATCGGGGATCTATCGGCGGGCGGATCCGGCGACGGTGCCCTACGCCGACGGCCCGGCCGATGCGAGGGCCTACATCGGGATGTTCCGCCGGTTCGTGCTGCCAGGCACGGCGTTCGTCGACACCAACCGGCGGCGCATCATGCTCGATCGGATGGGCGATGGCGACGCGGTGTACGTCGCCGGCGAGTTCAAGCGCATGGAGATGGAGGCGGCCAAGCGGGCGCTGGCCAGGAAGCGCAAAGCGCCAGAGCGCCGGCTGCGGTTGTCGTGACCATGCCAGGAAAGGGAGAGCCAGAGCCGCGATACCCCTGGTCCGCGTCCGCGCCCAACCTCGCCAACCTGACCCGCCGCTGGGTGCGGCTCTGCGTCCTCTGGTATGTGTGCGGTCTTGCGACCGGGATCGTGCTGATGCGTTGGCTCGATTACCTCAGATGAGCGCCGACATCGTCCGCGTGAAGCCGCCGGATCCGCGCGCGGTGGAGCTGGACCGCTGTCTGGACGCGATCGAGCGGGCGATCGGCCGGCTCGGGCTCGACCAGCGGATCGCTATCCGCAATGCCGTAGACGCGTTCGGGGACGCGGTGCCGCGGCGGTGCCCTCGCTGCGACGGCTGGTGACATGGGCTGGTGGGACCAGTTCACCTACTTCATGTTCGTCCTGGTGCTGACGGTGACGGCGGCCGCGGCGGTCGGCTACGCCCTCGGCACGGTGTCGCGGCTGCTGCTGCTGAGCGTAGCGGGCCCGCGCGTAGACTCCACACCTGCCCGCTAAAGCCCAGGCCTCCTTGCTCGTGAGCGCCTTGCCTTTCGGGCGAAGCGTCTGGGTCTGGCAGCAAGGGCAGCCAGAACGCCCGGGCCGCCTCACGCGCGGTACCGGCACAGGAAGAAGGTTTACTTTCTTCGGGAAGACTCTGGCTGCCATTTTGGCCGTCTAGTGTGACCGTGATGATCTCAACCTCGGCTGCCCGCGCCGTTCGCCGGGCGTGGCGCTCGGCCACGGTGAGAATGCGGTAGGTGTTCGGCCGCTGGACGAATCGGTCGCCCTGCCGCGTCGCGCCGTTGTCGAGGACGTCGAGGTAATCCAGCTCCGCCAGCTGGTGCAGGTAGCGCCGGATGGTGCGGACCTTGCCGCCACAGCTCGCTGCAATCGCCGCCACGGTGGCGGTCGCCTCGTCACTGTTGCGCGGTGCCAGGATGAACAGCAGCAGCTGCAGCAGGCCTCGGAGCTTCGGGTTCAGGCTGTCATCCGCCGCGAACAGCACGGCGTTCTTCTCATGTTGGTCCACTCTCGGTCTCCCCGCGAGACCGACCAACCAGGACGCAGCTTCCCCCCCCTCTTTCGAGGCTTGCAATCGGCACGGAGTTGGGGAAGACTGACAACTGTCAGTTCGTCAGTTTTCCCCTGCCAGGGAGGGAGGCCGGTCCTTCGGGGTCGGCCTTCGCTTTTCTAGGCCATTCGGATCACTCCGCCGCCCCGCGACTCGGGGCAATTCCAATAGCTTGCAAGGAAAACGTGCAGCTTGCAAACAAGAAGAATTCGCGGCTAACCTCGGCTATGCGCTTAGCGAGGTAAACATTACCAAATGGCCCCCAACGTGAAATCCTGGCTGGTGAAGGACTTCCCAGTCGAGCTCCGCGAGAAGATCAACGCCGCCGCCTACGAGGCCCACGTCACGGTCCCGGTCTGGCTGGTCAACTACTTCAACACCTACGGCATCGGCGGCGAGGTTATCGACGTTAAGCCGGGCCGCGCTAAACAGCGCAAGGATCCTGCGGAGGGGGATCTCAACGCCCTGCTGCACGCCTCTGCAGCGGTCCTGTCGGCCACCGGCGGCAAGGGGGTGCCAGGGCTGAAGGCCCTGGTCGGTGAGCGCGTCAGGGAGGCCCGCGGGCTGCCCGAGCGAAAGCCTCGGCCGGCGAAGGTGAAGGCGATTGCTGCCCCCGAGCCCGAGCTAACCTCGGCTAAGCATAGCGAGATAACCGACGAGGGAGACGCGAACCCAATGCCCGCAGATCCACGCGAACCGACTATGGCAGCTGAATGAAATCAACCGATGAGGAGGATCGTCCGGTCGGGGTGGCAGGAGCCAGCCACACACCGAAGGCGCAGCCTGCTATGGTCCCGAGATCGATGGCCAATGCGCTCAGCGACATTGCCACCCTTCTCGAGCGGGGCGCGCTGACCCCAACCGACGCAGCTCAATGGCTCCGCCATTTAGTCGAGCTGATCCGCAACCAACCACAGGAGCGAACATGACTGTGCTGAACGTGGCCGTAGGCCAGTCCATCCAGGCTGCGATAAACGCCGCTAACCCTGGCGACACGATCGACGTCGCCGCCGGCGTCTACACCGACCAGTTCCTCTCGATCGACAAGAGCCTGACGCTGCAGGCGGTCGACGGCGAGGTGCAGATGGTCGAGACCCGCTCGCCTGACGACGGCAAGGCGATGATCACCGAGCATGGCGACAACGTCGTCATCAACGGGTTCGAGATCTCAGGTGTCACGGTGCCCGACAGGAACGGCGCGGCGATTCGCTACGAGGGCGGCAACCTCTCCCTCTCGAACGATTACTTCCACGACAACCAGGACGGCATCCTGGGCGCGGCGGATCCGAACGGCAGCATCACCATCGATCACAGCGAGTTCTCGCACAACGGCGATGGGTCAGGCAGCACGCACAACCTCTACATCGGGCAGATCGCCAGCTTCACCCTGACCAACAGCTACATCCACGACGCGGTGGTCGGCCACGAGGTCAAGTCGCGCGCGGCGAACAACACCATCACCGGCAACCGGATCTTCGATAACGGCGGCAGCGCCAGCTACAGCATCGACCTGCCGAACGGCGGCAATGCGCAGATCTCCAACAACGTGATCGAGCAGGGTGGCGCAACCCAGAACCCGTTCATCGTCGCCTACGCCGAGGAGGGCGTCGCCGCCGGCTACGGCAACAGCGTCGCGCTCACCGGCAACACCGTCGTCAACGACGACACCGGCAGCGGCCGCGGCATCCTCGATGCCAACGGCACCACGATCGGCTTCACCAACAACAGCGTGTTCGGGCTGACCGGGGGTCAGCTGTCCACCGGGCCCCTGGCCCAGTCGGGCACCGTGCTGCTGGCCTCCCGGCCGAGCCTCGATACCAGCTCGATGACGTTCATCAACCCGAGCAGCGGGGGTGCCAATGGCGGGGGTGGTACTGGGGGCACTGGTGGCACTGGTGGGGGTGGCGATGGTGGTGGCACTGGTGGTGGAGGCACGACGGAACCGCCGCCTCCTCCGCCTCCGCCGCCGCCGGCGTTGACGCTCGACCAGTACCACCAGATGGCCGTCGCCGACTTCTCGCTCTACGCCACTGCGCACCCGGAGGTGTGGATGAGCAGCTCAGCGCTGTCGGCGATCGTGTTCGAGATGACCACCCCGACCATCCCGACCACGCACGTCGCGGGAGACCTGTGGTCATGACCGAGGAGGATAGGCTGCGGGAGGAGGTCGCCACCCTCAAGGCCGAGAACCAAGCCCAGGCGCGGCAGATCGAGGAGCTCCGCGGCGCGGTCGCGGCGCTGCTCGAGCCAGAGATGCCGCGCGTCCTGCTTGGCAAAACTGGCGTGATGATCATGGACAAGGCCTGGGTGAAGCAGCCCGAGGCCTCGCCTCCTGATTGAGCGGAGCCTGTCGGATCTGCGGCGGGCCGGGCCGGTTCGGGTTCGGCCTGTGGCCTGACCCCACGGTGGTGTGGGCGTGCCTCGCACACCGCGCCCAGGTCGACGCGGGCTACGAGGCGCCGCGCTACCAGCCGCTGCCCCGGGTGCCGGGCGTCACCCCGGCGCCAGCGCAGCCGAAGCTGCTATGACGAAGAAGGTCACGATCCAGGTGGTTGATGATGCGACCGCGGAGACCGCCGATCTGATGGTCTGCATGCGGTTGCCCGATCCTGGGGATTTCCCCGACAACCAGACCTCGGCCTGCACGCGGTGTGGCCACGGCGTCTACTTCCGGCCGTACGCGCCGCGCACGGTGAAGCGGATCTGCAATGTCTGCCTGATGGGCATGTTCGTGGGCCCTTGAGGCCTGTGGATATTTCAATAAAACTGTTTGAACTCTTTACAACCATAGCGGAACAATCCGTGCTTGTATCCCATGGCCCCCATCCCGGTGGGGCAATCCTTGCAAGGGAACAACCACATGCGAAACCTGCTACTGGCTGCCACGGCAATCGCTGCCGTCGCTGCCGCTCCACTGGCCAATGCCACGCAGATCATCAGCTTCGGCCAGACCTCGCCTCTCAACACGCTCGTCGCCACGACCAACGTGGGCAACACGCAGACCACGATCACCACGATCAACCCGCTTGGCGCGAACGTCCTGATCAGCCAGCTGTTCGGTGTCGTCACGCCGCCAGCGATTGCCGCGATCTTCACCTTGAACGCACACTCGACTGACGCGGCCACGACGATCGGCCCGGCGATCCTGCAGCACTACAGCGGCACTTTCTGCGTCGCCTCGGGTGCAAACTGCTCGGGCACCATCGACCTGCAGGGTAGCTTCACTGACGCGGCGTTCGGGCTCACCGGTGGCTCTCAGTTGTCGGTCAACGTCGCCAATCCGCCCGACGCGCTGCTGCTGAGCTCCAGCATCATCCCGGCGGCCGATCTGGCTGCGCCGTCGAGCTGGACTCTTTCGATGTCGAACCTCAGCGGCCTCGCCATCGCTGGCACCACGATCGCGCCATTCACCTCGTCCTTCAGTGGCGTCGCGAATGCCTCCGTGGCCGCGCCAGAGCCCACCACGATGGCCCTGCTGGGCGTCGGCCTCCTCGGCCTCGGCATGGTCAGCCGCAAGCGTCGCGACGCATAAGCGGGGAGCAACTCCGCGTCTGGGAACGACGGGGCGGCACTGGGAATGCCGCCCCCGCCTTCATCACCCAACTGGGATAGGATCGATACCATGAAACGACTACTGACCACGACCGCACTCATCGCCGGTGCCTTGGTTTGGGGCCAAGTACCAGCGTCCGCCAACATCATCTTCACGACTGGCAACCACCCGCAGGCCAATGAGGACAACATCCTGTTCGAAGCCTCACAGGTTGGTGTCGTGCTCGACAACGGTGAGGTCGATCATACCGGCGCTGATGTGGATTTCCGCAGCCTCACCGGACAGGTGCTCACCCAGCAGGCTAAGGGGCAGGCGGACATCTTCTGCGCTCTGAACTGCATCAACAACGGCGGCAACCAGTCGGCCCAGCTTAACTCGATCGAAATGACCGCCGGTCTCGATGCCAACGGCAAGAAGACCGCCTGGACCGACGCGATCATCAACCTCGACTTCGGCACCGGCACGGCGAAGATCACCGTCACCGACAATTTCGGTGCGCCGTTCGTTTTCGCCCTCGGTAATGGCCAGAACTTCCTGACCATGGTGGCGGTGAACGGCGAGTTCATCACCGACATCAAGGTGGAGAACGACATCCCTGGCACGGCCTTCGGCTTCAACAGCTTCAAGCAGCCGCGCGTGAGCGGGCTGTGCGAGCTGACCAGCACGACAAGCTGTGCGCCGATCCCGGAGCCTGCATCCCTAGCCCTGCTTGGCCTCGGCCTGCTGGGCACCGCCGCCGCAGCGTCGCGCAAGCGCCGCTGAGGCTATCTGAGGTCTGAACTTGGCGGTGCGCCCGTGGCCAATGGGTGCACCGCCTTTTTTTTGCCCGAGGAGAACGTCCGTATGTTCACGAACAATCCAGACCTGCTGGCCGCCAAGGGTATGATCATCGGGCTGGCGATCGGAGCTGTCATGTGGACGCTGCTGGGGCTGCTGGGCTGGTGGCTGTGGTGGGGCTGAAGGTATCCGTGTGACGCGGATACCTAAGACCGAGGCGGGCTACCTCGACGCCTGCCCCGCCGGGCGGCTGCCCTGCCGCGAATGCGAGGCCTTCGACCCCTACATGCTGACCTGCCCGCGCGTAGCGGGCAGCGTGCTGGCGGTGGCGACCTGCGATCTGTTCAGCCGCCCGGCGCCACCCGTCCTCGAAGAGCCTGACGCCGACGAGCCAGAGCGCCACAAGGTGCCTGGCTGGGGAAGCAAGAACTGGTGACCGATTTCCCGCCCGACAAGATCGAGCAGCTGCTCGCCGCCGGCTGGATCGCGCGCCAGGGCAATGATCTCGTGATGACCGACAAAGGTCGCGCGGCGTTGCGGCGCGGCATGCCCGGGCACACGGCGGGCGGCAAGCTGTCGATCGAGTCGACGCTCGCCCGCACCAAGCCGTCGATCAAGAAAAAACGGAGGTAGGGGGCTGGGCCGGGGGAGACCTGAAACCCGGCCGGTTCCAGGGTCGCCGGTATTGGCTCACCCCCGGCCCAGGCTGACGGGGGCCGATCTGAAGTTCCCGGGTTCGGTTGTTCGAAGGGGCCACCATGGCGAACCCCCCGCCAGCCCTCGAACAGTAGACGAACCAGCAACGGCATTGCAATGTGCACGGATGGCGTTCCACAAGGGCGATGTGGTCATCATCACCATGGGGCTCGACGAGGTCACCGGCGTGGTGCTGCTGGCGTCTGCCAACGGCCGGTCGCTGATGCTGACCTTCGATAAGATCCTGCGAGGGCATGTCGGGATGATGCCGGTGCTGCAGGGCGAGGATGGCAGCTTTCGTTCGATCGTCAGCCGCGAGATTGTCCAGCTGGAGCGCGTTCAATGAGCGACGATGAGACTGCTTTCGAGGCGCTGCTGGCCAACAAGCACGCCACTTTGCGCGACCTGGACATCGATGCGTTCGCCGATGGCGTCCTGGCGCATCGCGCAGGCCTGGGCTTTCACGAGAACCCTCACAGGGCGCACTGGCTGTCGGTCAAGCGGCTGTCCTGGGCGATGGGTTGGAACGAGCGTGCGATCCAGCATCGGGACGACCCGGATGACCCACCCTTCCGACCCTGAGACGCTTGCCCGCGAGATCAACGAGCAGCCGTGGGATCCGCTCCCAGGCATGGTGAAGCGCCGGTGCATCGAGTGCGAGTACTGGTATGCCGGTCCCCCCGAGCAGCGCGTCGCGTTCTGTCCGGAGTGCGAGATCCTGCAACGCCGCGGCATGGGCTATCGCGGCCGCCACCAGCCGAGCCGATAGTTCGGACTCTACCGACGGGGAAATGACAGCGCTCCTGACCCGTGCTTCACGGGAAGCAAAAATATGCACGGTCTCTGGCCGCTCTGTGGACAACCCGGTGGACGAGGTGCGACCAATACGGTGCAATATGCACAGGGGAGGGCGCCATGGCCGACCAGAAGCCGCCTGTGGATGAAATCGCGGAGCTGGCCGCGCTACTCGAGACCGGCACCAAGCAGGCCTCGGCGGCTGTGGGGAGCGGCGACGTCACCGAGGTGTTCGAAGCCGGCATGCAGATGGGCATCCTGGTCGGCATCGGCCTGGGGACCGCCCACAGCATCCGCGAGGCCGCACAGCGCGATCGGAACCGGGCGCCAGGGCAGGGCGAGTTCTACAAGCGCCACGACGCCCGGGCGCAGGCCTTCGGCGAGCTGGCCAACGCGCTCAAGCAATGGAGCGAGAGAATGCGACGCGAGTCGCGCGAATCTCGTGTTCCCGATTCGGCCTAGGGAGGTACCGATGCAAGAGAAAGCACTCGTCTATGGCGTCGTCGCGTGGCTCGCTTGCTGGCTGGTTGATCTTATCATCATCGTCGCCCGCGGCCCGGTGCTGATCGACCCGATCCTCAAGCTGGTGATCGTGCTGATCTGCCTCGCGATCATCCTGTTCGGGCTGTCGCGCCAGCATTGGCTGCTGGCATGAACCTCATCCTCCTGATCATCCTGCTGCTGCTGCTGTTCGGCGGCGGCGGCGTCTATTTGGGCCCGCGCCTTGGCTGGGGGACGACGCACTACAGCGGGCTCGTCCTCGTGCTGATCATCATCATCTTCATCATCCTGTTCGGCGGCGGCCGGATCTGGTGACCACCATCACCATCCCCTGGCTGCTGGAGAAAACGGACGAGGCGATTGAGATCGCCAACGACGCCTGGGCGGCCCAGCAGCTGGTGGCCTTCGTCGCGGCGATCAAGCTGGCGGCGGAGCTGCTGCAGCTGGCGCGTCTGATGCAGTCCTGGGAGCGTGAGGAATGCAGTACTTCCGGGTGACCGAACCGCGGGGCACCGGGGTGATGACGAACACGTCGGCCGCCTCACCGCACACGCTGCAGCGATGACGGGCGTGGAACTCGGCCAGCTGCTGCACCCGCAGCGCCTCGGCCGCGGCCTTGCGCTCAGCGCGCCTCACACGGCCTCGACGACGCAGAAGCGGTCACCGTCATCGCAGGCGGGCCCGGCGCCGGCTTTGAAGCGGATGACCCGCTCGTGCACCGGCTGGCCAGTCCACTGGTCGACCACAGCGAGGCCTCCCTCGACCTGCTCCAGGAAGATCGCGACATGCGAGGAGCCGTCGGTGGCGTTGGCATACCGGCCCTCGGCGTTGAACGTGCCGATCACCGTGCCACGCGGCAGAGCGAAATCGCGCACCGGCGCACCGGCACGCAGCTTCGACGACACCGGCATCCCCGGATTGGTGAGCTGCACCAGGGCCATGCATTGGCCGGTGCCGATCACCATGCCGATGTAGCGACGAGATTCACTGGTGACGAACATAACTCCTCCGCATCATGGCTTGGGCCAGTTCGGACCACCGACGTGTTTGGTTGTGCCATCGAGCGACAACCACCAACAGCCACAACGCGGACACGCGCGGTCGACCACGAATAGCAGTTCCAGGTCGCAGCGGACGCAGCGCCAGAGCGGCTCCTCGGTCAAAGGTTCACCTCCGCGCCCTCAACCATTGCCGCAGTGCCATCGGCATCCGCGTCGGCGTTGTCCTGGCGCGTGTCAATACATCCTGCGCCACGACGAGTGCTGGCACGACCTCGATGTCTCAATGCTCGATGGTGAGATCATGCTCAAATGGCTCAGTGAATTTGCCTATCGGTGCACGGCCCTCGGTGTCCGGATAGCCGCGACATGCGAAGCGGATCACATCCTCGCCGCGTTCCATCCGGGCGGTGCATTCATCGCAGAGGACCGCGCTCGTCCCGTCGAAGGGCAGGTGGCAGACGACGCAGCCCCAGCCGTGCCCAGGCACCTTGTTGCGAAAACCGAGCATAACGATGGTGTGCGTGGTGCCGTCGTCGCGCTCGCATCCACAGCACGGACCGAGTGAAGGTTCAGTTTGCATCTCGCACGTTCATGGCCTACTGTGTTGCGAATAAGCAACGCCTCCCCAGGAGGGAAAGCCTTGATCGTCGTTTTGATGCTGGCATTCACAGTGATGGTCATTGTCGTGTCAACTATGACACCAACGCCGATCGGGAAATTGACCGATGATCCTGCGCCGCGCCGCCAACCTCAGCTCCTCCGACAACGTGCGTCTGGAGGATGGCCGGCTGTGGAACGTCAAAAGCGTGATACGCGCCGAGGAAGGCCGCATCCTGGTGCTCCTCACCCGCACCGTCGGCGAGAGTATGAAACTCGACCTGTGGGCTGACGACCTCGTGCACCTCGCGAACTAAAGCTCGTTCGACGCGGTGTAGCTGCCGAACAACGTGAAGGGATTGGCCGCCACCCCGAAGACGGAGAGCGCCAGATCGCGGCTGTTCAACGCCGTCAGTGTGGGGCCGGTGAGATTGGTGATGGTGCTCACGTTGAGCGTCAGCGTCGGGTTGGCGCGCATCTTCTGTGGCAGGCTGATAGTGAACACCATCGGATTGCTTCCGCCGTTCCAGCCCTGGTAGTTGAAATTTCCCCAGCTGTAGTAGAGGTCGCACAGCGCCTGCTCGTCGTGCCGGATCTCCCATTTCGTGGCGACGTCGCCGGGCTCGAACTGCGGGTAGCGGACAGTGCCGGTATTGAACTCGACGGTGTGGGTCACGCCGGCGGCGAGGCCGGTCACCGTCAGCGGGCTCGCGCTGTAGGCACTGGCATCGACCCGCGCCGTGGCCGTGCCGGTCCAGGACAGCGTGTAAGTCCCACCGTCCATCTGCACGGCATTGATCACCTGCTGCAGCGTCCCCGCGGTGATGGTGATCGTGGAGCCCGGGAACAGCGGGTTGGTGCTGTAGGTGCAGCCGCCCGCACCCGCCTTCCAGCGGTCGTGCATGTAGAGGCCTGCGGCGGTGGCGGCACCGGCATAGTTCCGCTGGTTGATCTGGAACCCGGCGTTGATGAGGCGGTTGCGATGGCCCGCAAGCGGACCCAGGTTCTGCGTCGGGCTGGTGATGTCGTAGGCCGCGATCAGCCGCCCGGAGGCCGGATCGCGATACACTTGCCGTTCCGCCGGGATCTCCGGATAGAGGTAGACTGGCTTGGTCCCGAAGTTGAGCCGCGCGTTGCTGCTGTTGGAATTCCACAGCACCTGATCGCGCGTCAGCCTGCCGCTGGTGTAGGTGCCGTAGCCCCATTCCTGCTGCGCGGTGTCGTCGGCGAAGTAGTAGAGCTGCGCCCCCGAGGTCCAATAAATCCCCTCGCCGAACGACCACGGCAGCCGGTTCGGCGCGGGCGTTCCCAACGTGAAGCTGCCGGTGCCAGGCGCAGGCACCAGCTCCAGGATCAGGTTGCCGGTTTTCTCTGCCATGATACCTCGCTCAGACCCGTTCGGTGTGCTGGCCTGACCAGGAACGGCGATCGGCAGTGCCCAACGGGTATTTGACATCCGCCGTCTGTTTGATGCGACCGAATGATGCCTCGGTCGTCATGTCGGCCGAGCCAAAGTCGGGCACCACGAGAATGTTCGCGCCGGGTGCGGCGATGCGCATCATCGCATCGAGGATCGGCCACAGCTCGCTCGAGGTGCGGACGCCCTGCATGTCGAGATCCCAGCGACGCCGCTGGTACCGATAGACCGGGTATTCCTGGCCGCCGTGCGAGATCATTTCATCGGTGGTGACGTCACGGCCGTAGCTGGTGGCCAGCGAGAAATTGGAGAGCGGGCTCCAGGCGGGCCCAGCGTAGGCCAATGCCACGTTGACGTACGGCTGGGGGTTGCCCGCGTCGTTGATGAGGACGGTGGCGTAGTCACCGATGACGCCGCCGGTGTCGACCACGACCTGACCGCTGCCATTCACTGGGCCGCCGACCGTGGCAGTCCAGACCACTGTCGATGGGTTCGTGTAGACAGTGAACACCAGCACGGCGGCCGAGGTCATGTTGGAGCGGAACAGGCCGATCAGGCGGTAAGGCTGCAGCCCCAGCGCTGACGTGATGGTCAATAGAATGCCGGTCTTGATCGTGGTCTGCCAGCCATCGGCCGCGTGGCCGGAATCGTTCTGCAGGTTGGTCACCGGAAAATTGGCCGCGGCATTGTTCGCCGTCACCGTGCCGCTCTTTACGAAGTTGATGTAGCCGAGCAATGGGCCGCTCATGTGAGGATCCTCAGCACGATCGAAGCGTCTTCGCTGCGGTAGCTGTAGCCGACGACTTGACCGAGCACGGTGCCTGACAGGTCACCGATCTCAGTGGTGATCGACACCACGTCGCCATACTCGAGCGCGACGCCGACGGTGAATGGCACAGCGATGCCATAGAGCCGTCGTCGCACACCCCACAATCCGATGTACTGGGCCGCGCTCTGGGTCGCCGCGTCGAGCGCACCGAACCCGTCGATATGGGTGATGATGCTGCCGGTGATGACGGGCGGATCATTCGGCCGCGCGATGGCACTTGCGAGGACGGGCGAATTCGCCTGTGCCACGCTGCTTGGGGTGGCGACGTATTGCACCCAGGCCGGCGGCGCGAGGGGCGACAGGCCACTCGTCTGAATGGTGTAGTTGTCGTTGTAACCGACCCTCATCCTGTAGGGCGTTGGGGATACGGTGGCTGGCAGATCGATCGGTGTGATTGAGATGATCGTGCGATCATCGAGCACCGCTTTGATGGTTGGCGACGCCGGCAGCGCGGCCAGCACCAGCGCGCGCAGCATCCCATCGCGGCAGGACACCAGCTTCATCGCAAACGGCGCGAGGATCCGCGTCAAAAGATCGACGCCGCTTGGATTGTCCTGCGGTCCGAGGAACAGGCCGCAGCCATTGCGCAGCGGTGCGGTGGCACCGATGGCGGTCAGCTCACCGGCGGTTAACCCCACGAGGTTCGTCGGCACGCCACACAGCTGCGTCAGGGCGTAGTAAGCGACGGCGAGGCTGGTCGCCGGCGCCTGGATCGGCGGGCCGTTGACATCGAGCGTGATGGCATACGTCGGCTGCGATCCCAGCTGGATGCAGCCACGCGCGAGGCAGGTCCGATACTGCCCGGAAGGAGTCGAGCTGCCGTCATAGAAGTCAGCGACATCGCCAGCGTTCGGCCAGCCGCCTGCGTGCCCGCCTTCATAGAACCCTGCGATCCGGCCGATCGGGCCGTCGTTCACTTGGTAGATCAACGCCGCCGGATCGATCAGCACCGGCGTGACGTTGCTCACCGGACCGTCCCAGAAGGGGAAGGCCGGCGTCCCGGTCTTCGTGCCAGCGCCGATGACGAGGGGCTTCAGCGTTCCGGCCAGGGCGGCGCTGCCGTCGTACTGGCCATTGCCACCATAGGTCGATCGCAGCAGCGGGCGCTCGAGCCAGTACGAGGCATCGCGCAGCGGGATGGTCATTTCCTGGTCGTCGGAGGTGATCGAGCCGGCGACGCCGTTGAAGGCCGGAATGAGCGATGCGTAGGGCGGATCCAGCAGGATGTTGCGCGCGGTATAGAGCAGATCGGCGTCGCGGACGGCTGCGGCGGTCGCTGGCGGGATGAACGACGTGGGGGCGCCGCTATCGAGCTCCATCTGCCACGCGGCCGTGTAGAGCACGTCCCCGGCCTGCTGCGTGGTGGTGCGAAAGACGATGTTCGTCGTGGTGCTGCCTGAGTTGAGCGTCGCGGTCGCGGTGATGCGCTGCCACTGATCGACACGCGTCGTGTCGGCGCGGCCGCTCACCGCTGCGGTGACATTGCCCTCGATGTTGATGCTGATGTTGCTTTTCGTGTTCAGCGATGACGGCACCCAGGCCCACATCGAGGCACGAATATGCACGCCGGTTGACGGCAGCGCGGTCACTCCAAACGAACCGGTGTTGGTGTCGGTGCCTGTTGCTGTGCGCGTATGTTTCCACACCGGCACGCCCGAGTAGATCGCAGGCACATCGGTCGATGCCACCACCGTCACGTTGGCGACCCCTGGTGTCTGCGTCGAGCGGACATAGTTGGTCGCGGCAGCTTCGTTCATCAGCACCGGCGTGCCGGTGACGCTGTAGGTTGCTGCCCGACCTGCAGCTGCGGTGGTCGTGGGGACGACCGCGGTTGCCACCGTGCCGCCCTCGAGCTGCGGCGCCATCAGCCGCACGGTGAAGTCGATCGCGACACCGCTGGCGTAGGTGAACCACATCGACGGCTGCACATAACGGCAGCCTGCATTGGCCGTGGTGATCGGCGCGACGCGCCTGGTGCGGCCGATGCCGATGGCGGCGACCGCAAGCTGTTTCTGCGTTTCGGCATCCCACACCAGGAATGCGCCGCCCGTATCCATTTCCTGCACGCCGACCGCGAAGGTGAGCCCGGCCTGGGATCCTGCGGCGAGCAGGGCATAGACGCTCATGCACCACTTCTGCCCGGTGTTGGCATCGATCGCGTTCGCGCCGGTGAAATGCAGGTTGGTGAGCGTGCTGCCCGTGGTGCCGAAGAATCGCAGATCGATGTACTTCAGACCGGTCCCCGCATCGGTGCCAATCGCCACCACTTGCTGCGAAATGCCGGTACCGAGGTTCACACTCCATCCGGTCGGCAGCGTGCCCGGTGTGCCTGTTACCGCGCCAGACATATCGCCATGGGGGATGTAGTTCACCGTGGCATCGCCATGCGTCACTTCGCCGGCCGAGGACGCGATGAACGGCGTCGCCACCGCGCCCAGCTCGACCTGGGGTGCAACAACGTCGATGGTGAAATCGATCGCGGCACCGCTCGCCCAGTAGAACGCCATGCCTGCGGCTGCGGTGTAGAACGGCACGACACCGGTCGCAGGCAGGTTGAGGGTGCGCGACACCCGCGTCAGGTTGGTGGTGATCGACGGCAGGAAATTGGGCTGCGCCGTTGCGATGGCCGTACCTGTTGCATCGGCGGCCACCAGATAGTGCGTTATCTGTGTGACCCCAGTGAAGCTCCCCGCGGCGCGCGCGATGGAGACCGATTGCGCGACAGGCTGATTGACCGGGAGACCGGAGAGCCCGCCGGCGTTGCTGTAGATCAGGGTGCCCGAGGTGGCGCTGGTTGTGCCGTGATAGCGCAGGCGCAGCACCGTCGCGGTGCCGCCGGCGAGCGCGGTCCGATAGGTGGACAGCTCGATGGTCAGGCCGACAGCGGTCGTCTGCCACCCCGCGGGCATGACGCCACCCGCACCGATCGTACCCGGAACTGCACCGTTTGCGCTCGAATTGCGTAGCGAATTCGTCGCGTTCTGATCGAGCGTCAGTGCCCCGGTAAAGTCCTGGCGCAACGCGCCGGGTGCTGCCAGCGCCAGCGTGTTGGTCCGATCGAGCCGTGTGGCCGCAGCGCTGCGCGCGGTCCTGAACCCGTCGAAATTCTCCAGCTCCTTCGTGCCGTAGAGGATGTGCGTTGACTGGCCATCGGCGATCCAGCCGCCGGTGATGATCGGATCGTATTTGCCGTCGTTGTTGGCGAGCCTGATCGCACCCCACGACGCGCCGACCGCGCTCGCTGTGGGATCGAGGTTCACCATCGCATCGATCGCGAAGGCTTCCTGCACGCGCGGCGGATAGGGCGTTGGGCCCGCCGGATCGGAGGGCTGCGTGCAGTAGCCTGAGTCGGACGCCAGGATCTGGCTGTCGGTGTAGACAGTCTCCAGCATCGACAGCGCGCCGTGCGGCCGCGTGGCATGGCCGAGATCGAACTTGATGCCGCCAGGACTCGGCTGGCGGATCGCCTGCTCGATGGCGAAGAAGTAGGCCGTCATCCGACACGCGCCGGCGCGGTCTGGCCCTGCACCAGCTGCAGGCGCAGCTGCTTCACCTCGTCCTGCAGCTCCTGCAGCTGCTCGACCAGGATCGCGGTTTGCGTGCGCGTCTCGGTCTGCAGGATCGATGCGGTCAGCGCGTCAGGCGATTGCGACGCGACTGTCGCCAGGGTGCTGATCACCTTGCTGAAGGCCTGCACATAATCCATGCCGGATCCGAACACGGTGTGCGCTGCAGCGAGATAGGCCTCGCTGTATTGCTGCAGGGTTTGCACGGCCGCGTAATTCCCATGTGATGCCAGCTGCGCCTGGGTCTCGAACTGGCGTTGCGCCAAGTCGAGTTGCGCCTTGGGCGACAGCGGCGACTTGTCGCCCGTCTGCAGGCTGATGGCGTACTGATTGAGCGAAGAGATCGTGCCCACGGCTTGGCTTTTCAGGGCATCGTCCTGCTGCTTCTGCAGTGCGAGACGCTCCTCGCCTTGGGCCTTTTGCAGTGCCGTCAGCTTGTTCGCGTAGTCCTGCGTCAGCGCGTATGCCACGCCATAGGTCGCGGTGAGGCTGAGGTACAGGTTTTGAATCTCGGCCCGGGCCTGCGCATCGAACGCCGCAAGCACCGCCGCATTCTGATCGGACACGCTGCCGCTGACCTGGGCGGCCGCATTGGTGTAGCGGGTTGCGAAGCTCTGGTCCTGCTGCTGGCTGGCGATGTTGCGCTCGAGGCTGGCGCGATCGATCTGCGCCTGCAGCAGCTGCATCTCCGCAACCTGCGCATCGTTCAATGCCGCGAGCTTGTCGTAGTATTCCTTCGTGGACGCATAGGCATCGCCAAAGGTCGAGAGCAGGCCGACCTGGAAGCTCTGCCGTTCGGTGAGCTGTTGCGCACGCAAAGCGTCTATCTCAGCAGTCGCCATCGTCGTTGGGGCGCCGCTGAGTTGCGCCCGCGCATTTTGCACGCGCGTTCGCAGGTTCGCATCCTGCTGCTGATTGGCGATGTCCTGCTGCATCTGGCGGTCGTGCAACGTCTGCTCGAGCACCAACCGTTCCTCGCCTTGCACCTTCTGCAGGGCCAGCAGCTTGTCCGCGTATTCCTGCGTCTGTGCATAGGCGTTGCCATAGGTCGCGGTGAGGCTGAGGTACAGGGCCTGCTGTTCCTGCTGCGCCTGCACGTCGAACGCATACCGCGCCGCCTGCGGGGCGACGGCGGGGTTGAGCGCTGCCTGGGCATTGGCGGAGCGCACGCTGAAGCCCTGGTTCTGCTGATCGCTGGCGATCTGATTCTGCAGGTTCGTCCTGGCGATTTGCTGCTGCAGCAGCTGCATCTCGTTGTTCTGCGAGGAGAGCAGCGCGATCCACTTGTCGAGGTTGTTCGGATCCGCGGTGCCGAACAGATCGCCGTAGGTTTGCTGCTCGCTTTGAATGTACTGGGCTCGCTCCTGCGCCTGCGTGACGCCCAACGCGTTCACCTGGGCGGCTTGGATCTGCCGTGGATCGCCGCTCAATGCAGCGACACTGGTCGCAAAGCGGACCTGCAGTGCCGCGAGCTGTTGATCGCTCGCCTGTTGGATCTGCAGCTGCTGCTTGTTGAACTGGACCTGGATCGCCAGCCTTTCCTCGGCGGTGGCCTTGTCGTTGTCCGCCATCCGCTGCGCGTAGTCCGCCGACGTCGTATATGCATCGCCGAAGATGCCGGTGAGCGTGTCGGACAGCTGCTGCCGTGCTTGCTTGGCATTGGCGTCGAACGCGAACAGCTGGGCGTTCATCGCATCCTGTGGGCTGCCGGAAACCGTGCCTTGCGCGGTGAGGAAACGGCTCTGCACACTCGCTGCCGATGCATCGAGCGCGTCCTGCGCCGCCTTGTTGTTTTTGTCGAAGGCCTTCTGCTGTGCCGCCGCGAGCTCGTCGTAGCCGAAGCCGAGCTGCTGCGCGGTGTTCAGTGCATCCTGATATTGGAAATGGACTTGGCTCTGCGCGGTCGCCAACGAGCCAGGCGCGCCTGCCGTCAGCGCGGGGAAGGTTGCCGTGATGAACGTCGCCGCCTTTTGCAACGCCGGCTGCACGCCGGTGTTCGTGACACCGGCCAGGGCACGCAGCGCGATGCCCATGGTATCGGACTCGGCCTTGGTGCCTTTGAGGGCGTTCTCGAAATCCGCCAGCGATGTGGTGACGCCCTGCAGCTCGTCGGGCGAGGCGAACAAGCGCCCCTGGATGAACTGATTGGTGAGCGCGTCGGGTGACGAGAAGCGCAGGCTCGGGAAGGCCGCGGCGAACGAGCTATACTTGCTTGGATCCTGAAATCCCCCCGGGGTGTTCTGGCCGATTTGTAGATACGGCGCGCCAGTGTTCGCGCCCTCGAGGCTGGTGATCCTCAGACCACGCCCTTGCAGCATCTGGTTGATCGCAGCCGCGTCACTGATGGCACCGGCGCGCTCGCTGGATGCGTCGACCCGCTGGGATGCTGTGCCGCCGACCCTCAGCAGGCCGTCGTCCCCGACGGTGATCATCGTGCTTGAGAATGCGCTCGGCGGCCTGGGCCCGATCAGCCCGCCGGCAGCGCCGCCAAGAGCGCCACCGATCAAGCCACCGACGAGCAATGAGACGCCGAAGGTCTCAGGAGCCAGCGCCACCGAGGCGACGCCAATGCCCGCCCCGAGGGCAGCACCGATCTGCGGCGCTGGGCCGGTTTTGTTGAGCGCTCTTTGTTCGTAGCTGCCGATGATCGAGCCGACGCCATAACCAGCCCCGACGCCGCCGATGACACTGCCAATCGTCGCGGCACTGGCACCGGCTACACCAGCGGTCGGTGCCGAGATCCCAGCACTGCTCAGGAACGACGCCTCGCCCGCCGAAACGCCTGAGCTTGCGAACGTCGGGAAGAAGCCGCCCGCCGCGGAGTAGATCGGCGTGTTGAGGAAGCTGGTGATGCCGGTCAGCGCACCGCCCTGGCCGGTCAACCCGAGCGACTGCCCGATATTGCCGAACAGGCTGCCGGTGCCGGTGCCAAACGTGCCGGGGAAGAACGCCTTGCCGATTGAGAGCAAGCCGCTGCCGATACTGAGCAGGTCGGTGCCACCAGCCGCGCTGCCGGTCGTCCTTCCCTGGCCCACACCGGATGCATAGAGCGACCCCAGCGCGCCAAACGCGCCGCCGCCGGCCAGGATGCTTCCAACGCCCGTCGCCTGGGTGCCGATGAGATTCAGACCGCCGCCGAAGCCCGGGACGCCAGAGGCGGCCTCACCGCCGCCGCCGCTGCTGACCAGACGCAACAGGCCGCCACCTGCGCTCACCAGCGACAACGCGCCGCCAGCACCGCTGCTGGTGCCGCCGCCGCTGAGCAGAGAGAACACCGAGCTGAGTGTCGGTGCGGTGCCGCCCGTCAGTGCATTCATCAGTGGGTTGAGGATCGCAAGGTGGCCGAAGGCCTGCAGGACTTGCGTCAACACGCCCTGCATCACGTTGCCCCATTTGACGGCGGCGCCTCCGCCTTGCACGAACGTTTGTGTAATGGCAGTGCCGATGGCATCGAACGCGCTGCTGAACTGCTGCGACAGGTAGCTGACCGTCTGCTTCTGGTTGTTCATCTCCAGCGTGAGCTGAGCCAGTGCATCCTTCTGTGCGATCAGTGCGTCCTGTGCCGGCTTCGATAGCCCGAGGTTGTTCTTGCGGACGTCGTACTCGTCCTTCATGTGCTGCAGCATCAGCGTGCGCGCATCGCCGTTTTCGAGCAGCGCGCCGGTCTCAGCCTGCACCAGCTTGATCTGCTGGTTGATGTCGTTACTTTCCTGCACAGCCTTCAAATTTGCCTGCGACTGGCCCAGGCGCAGGAACTCATCTGTCAGGAGCGCGACTGCCGCTCTGTATTTATCAGTGCCCGGCTTGAGGTTGTCGGAGATCGCCTTCTCCTGCGCCTGCAGCTGCGCGGTGACCAACGTCACGGCCTCGCCGCCCTCGCCGTAGGCCTTGGTCAGCTTGTCCGTCGCATCGATCTGCGCGAGCACCTTGTCCTGCTGCTTGTCGAGCTCGGCGCGATGCACCTCGTGCGTCTTGTTCAGCCGGGTGATCTCGGCCTCGGCGCCTTTGATCGCATTCGAATACTTGTCGACGGTCGCAGCGTTTTCCTCAGTGCGCGGCCCCAGCTCGCGCAGCTTGGCAGCGAATTCGCCGATCTTCTCGTTGAGCTGCGCAACCTCCGCGGGCTTGTATTTATCGGCCAATGACGCCGCCGAGGTGGCCAACTGCTTGTCAGCAGTGGCCGCATCGAGCGAGATCCTCTGTGCCAGTGCATGAGCTTGCAGGTCGGGTGACGCACCCGCTTCACCCAGCTTATCGACCGCCTGCTTGTCTTTGATGCTCTGGACGTTCGCCCGGTTCGCAGCGGTGTTGTTGAGGATCGCCTCGGTCTCGGCTTTGATGAGCTCGATCTGGTCATCGATGTTGCGCGAGTCCTCAGCCGCCTTGACCGCGCCGACCGCGCGCGCATTGTCGACGTTCGCCACCGTCAGCCGGATGACGGCGTCGGTGAACTTGTCAGTGCCGGGGATCAGGCCTTCGGACAGCGCGGCCTCGTAGGCCTTCGCATACGCCGTGGCCTGGATGACGGCATCAGTGCCGTCAGCATAAGCGGCGGCGATGTCCCGCTGCCCCTGCGCCTGCGCCTCGGTTGCTTTGACCGCCTTGTCGGTCGCCGTTTCGCCATACAGGGCGACGGCCTTCTCCGCCTCCTCGAGGGACTTCTGGGTGATCTGGAGCGCCGTCGTCAGGGTGTCGAACTTGGCGGCATTGTCGTCGGTGCGATCACCAAGCGTCGCCAGCGCATCGCTGAGCGCCTTGGCGGTGTCGGTGGCATCCTGGAGCTTGCCAAACGGCGAGTCTTTGACCGTGGCATTCGCCCTCTGCATCACCCGATTGAAGTCGTCGACGGCCTTCGCTGCCTCTGCAGCTTGTTGTGCCAGCAGGTTGCGGTTGCCTGGGTCGGCGCCACCGCCTCCCGCGCCGAAGCTGTCGGGCCCGAAGTCCGGACCTTGCACCTGTGCCTGGGTACCGCCGTACATCTGAAACGGCGTCATCGGCATGGAATTGACCGGGCGGTCGGGCCCCTTCAGCGCGTCGATCGCGTTGCTCACCGCGTTCAGCGTGTTGGTGGCGATCCGCGAAAGACCGCCCTGCACCGGCGCAACGGCGCTGTCGGCAGCATTCTTCGTGCTGGAGAACTCTTCGCCCAGTCGATGCAATGCCGCTTGCAGCGGCGTCATCGAATCAACCGCAGCGCCGTTCACGCCCTCGAGCACGCGGAGCACTTGCGCGTAGGCGTCGGCGGCGTGGCCGGAGTCCTGCATGCGCTCGATGTTGCGCACGAGTGCGGCGTTCATTCCGGGGAAGTGTTTTTCGGCGAGCTCCTGCGCGGCCTTGGCCGGATCTTCCATCGCCTTCGACAGGAACTTCGCGGCATCCGGAACCGTTGTGCCCCAGACAACCGCCAGATCGCCCGACAGTTTGATGAGGCTCTCGATGTCCTTCTGTGTGCCTTCGAAGTTGAATGTCCCGGCGATCGTTGCCCCTGCCGCACGCGCATCCGGCCTGGAGATTGTGCTGCTGGCCGCGACGTTCTTCGCAGCGGCGTTCACTTCGCCCGCCAAGCTGGCGTAATCGTCCCTGGTCGCGCGCAGCGTCTGCTGCAGGCTCAGCAAATTCTTCTGGCCGCCCTCGGTGGCGAACGCCATGGCCACGAGGCCGGCTGTGAGAATGGTGACGCTGGTGATCGCTGCGCCGAGCGGCGAGGCGATTGCGCCGAACGCCGTCTTCATCGCGTTCGTGATCACTTCGAAGCCGGTGCCGGTCGCCAGGGCCACGTCGACGAGCTGGTGACCCTGCTCGACGAGGGCCGTCATGAACGGGATGCCGGACTCGAGCGAGGAGAAAAATTGCACGGTCTGCACGCCGAGCTGCCTTGTCGCGAATGCGGCCTGCCCGTGCGACTGGCTGTAGGCCTGTGCCGTGCGCGAGGCGGTTGCCATCGTCGCGTTGGCTTTGTCGAGATAGACGTCGAACTGCGCCTGGTTGATGCGGCCCGCCTCCAGCGCCGCGGTCAGTTTGTTGAACTGCTCCTCGTATTGCTTCGATGCCGCATAGATGCTGTCGAACGAGGCGCGCTCAGCGGCGTATTGCGCAACCAGCTTGGCCGATGCATCGGTCTCAGCCTGTTTTTTCGCCAGCAGCGCGTCGGCAGTGCCGGTGATCCTGGCGTACTTCGCGTTCAGATCATCCAACGCCCTGGCCTGCGCCACCGGCCCCTCGATCGCGCCGGTGGCGAACGCCTTGTTGAGCGTCGCCAGCTCCGCTTCGTAGGCCTGGGAGACCTTGAACACGCTGTCGAATTGCGCGCGCAGCGAGGCGAGCGACTGGCCATAGACGGCGGCCTCGGCGGATCCCTTGGTGAAAGCGGCCGCGGTAGCAGCTGCGGACGCCGACAGCCCGGTGAGGAGCTCGTCGCCCTGCTCGATCCTGGTCTCCCACAGCGCCGCCGCCTCGGCGGCACCTTCGGTCGCAGCGCGCACCTCGATCAGCGCAGCAGTCAGCTGCCGCACCTTCTCGGTCTGCTGCGCCAGTACACGGTTGACGACGTCCTGGTCGGCGCCGCCTGCCTCCAGCGCCCTGGCGGCCAGGGCCTGGACGCGGGTGAGCTCCTCCTGCGCGCTCTTCAGCCGGTAGGCAGCGGCGGTGACATCGTCATTGCGCCGCGCTACGCGGTCCCAGGCGGCGCCGGCCGCAGTGATCTGGTCAGCGGCCGTCTTGACCGTGCCACCCAGCCCAGTGACCGCCGCAGCCGCGCTCTCAGCCGATTTGACGTAACCATCGAGCGACGCGGCCGCCTTATCGACCGGCGCGCTCGTGTTGTCCTCGGCCTGGAGGTTGAGCGTGTAGTCGTCGCGGAGTTGTTCTTCGTTGGCCATCTCAGCGTTCCGTCAGCCGGATGGCGGGGTAGAGGATCGGCTCACCGCGGTGTGGCCCGGTCTTCAGGACGTACGGCACCTGCCAGCCGCGCGCGGTGCCGCCGCCGCCTGGGATGGCGACGAACAGCCGATCGATGTTGACGCTGGGGAACTGCTTGCGGGCCCAAAGCCGGGTGCGCTCGGTCACCACGAGCTCCGGACGCGCGTATCCTGACAGCCTGCCGCTGCGCCCGGTGCGCCCTCGTTCCTCGAGGCGACGGGCGAACGGCGCGAAGTTGGTCAGGATGACCGTCGCGTCGTGGGGGATGTGTTGGGAGAGGTCGGTGACCGGCACACCGTTCACTGCCAAGAACCACGCCTGGGAGTACGGGCCACCGGGGTTCGGGCTGATCTCCTTGGCATACGCCAGGATCGCCCGCGCGACACCATCGAGCCGATCGAACTTCAGCTCGATGGTGCTACCGCGGAAGGTGATTTTCGAGAGGTCGTTGGTCTCGACGCCGTTGACGAATTGCCGGAACACCGGCGTGACGCCGCTCTGCTCCATCTCCTCGATGCGCAGCTGCAGATGCTTCTTAACGCGCGCACGCGCATCGGGTGACTGCACCTGCTTGTCGAGCATCTTGCGGACGACAGTGCGTAGATTCGCTCCGAGGTCTGCGCCGATCACCGACCGCATCAGCGGATCTCCCGCCGTCGCGGCGCCGTCGACTCAGGCGGGTGGCGTGAGATCCACCACTCCCGATATTCGCCATCCATGCGCTGAAGCACGCGGTCGAGCATGTCGAATTCTCCGCGTGTCAGATCATGGAATTCCGCCCACTGGCGCACGACAGTCCATGGGATGTCGCCCGGCACCGTCGGGCCCATGCCGCCGCCATACTGCGGACGATCAGGGTGCAGCCGATGCCAAGCGCGCCAGATCCACAGGAACTCGGGTTCGATCCACGGCGCCGGCGGCATGTCCGTCTCGGACATATCGGGGCGCTCGCCCGCAGCGATCTGCTGCTTCCGACGCGCCATGAGACGCGATCGGAGGTTGCCGTAGTTCAACTCGAGGCGGAGTCCGTCGGTGAGTTTTTTGCTGCGGCCTCGACCTGCGCCATCGAGCGTGCGGAGACGCGGCCTGCAGCGTCCCACACCATGCGCGACAGGCGACCGTAGTCGGGTTGGAACAGCAGCTCGTGGAACTGCTCGATCGTCACCGGTTGACCGTCGCCATTGTCGAGGTTGCGCACGCCGATGATGAGGAAGTCTTGCATCAGCGATGCGTTGATGCGTCGCTGGACGTCGTTGGGTATCCGCTTTTCGTCGCCGCCATAGCCTTCCGCTGCAGCTATCTGGCGGGCGGTGCGTGCATCATGGAACTGATCGGTGAAGCCTCTCACCTGGATCTCGAGATCGCCGTAGGCTTCGTTGACGCGCACCCATATGCCATCATTGATCGCACGGATGTCCGATTGGAACTCTTTCAAGTTTGCCATTGTTGCTGTGTCTTCCTGTCCGGTTGGAAGGGTGGCGCGTGACCACAGCCCGGACGGCAACGGTCACGCGCCGACGCACGGGGGAGGAAACCTCGCGCGCGCCATCAGCGTCCGATCAGACGCCGATCTCTGAATTGCTCAGTTCGGTGGCGGGTGGCGGTCCATCTGGAACGTGCCGTTGTTCGTGGGATCCGGGTTGGCCTCAAATGTCACGTCGACCATGACGGCCGTGCCGGGGCCGGTGGCGTTGATCTTGCAGAACAGCGACACCTGCTGGAACGAGATGACGTAGGAGTTCTTTTGCGCGTCCTGCAGATAGATCTGCAGGTCGGCGGACAGCTCCGACTGGAACTGGTTGTAGAGCGTGAAATCCTTGCAATAGAGGCGGAACGCACCCGAGCCGGTGAACGTGCCGCCAAGCATGCCGTCGGCGCCGGCGCTGCCGCCCATGCTGAACTCGGGCGCGGCACCAGTGTTCTCCAGCGTCAGCGACAGCTGATCGATGAGCCCGGCGACGGTGCCGACGTTGTAGTTCATCCTGATGAAGCCGGCGACGGGATCGAACACCGTGCCTGACGGCGCTGGCAGCGTGGCACCGGTTGAGGCTTCGACCGCGGCGGCGATTTCCGTCTGCGCAACGACGTCGATGGCACCCGAGAAGAAGTTTCCAACGGCGCCGCCAAGCGTGATGCGTGTCACGTAGGCGCCGCCATAGCGGAGGAACCGGGTCGAGGAAAACTTCTGCTGGATGAACAGGCTTTTGAAGGTCGTGGCGTTGTTGAGCGACGAGCCGGTGATCAGGACGTTGGCCCCAGCCGAGGTTTCGGTCGCGACGAGGACCGCATTGCCGGTGACGGTGATGTGCGAGTTATCCGTCTTCGTCAGCACCCGCCACCAAGTATTGTATTGCGTGATCGTCGTGAAACCGGACACCCGTATATACTGACCGACCGAAACGTTGGTGAACTTGGTCGTCAAGGTGGACGACAGCGATTGAATCGTGTTGCCGGTCGACGTCATGGTGATGTCGGTGCCGATGCTGGCGATGTTCAGCGGCGGCGACCAGTCGTCCTGGCAGAGCGAGGCGAAGAAGTCGTCGTAGGTGCCATAGCTCAGCGCATAGTTGATCGTGCCGCCTGCGGTCTGCTGCGTGGTAACGGCGCCCGACACCTCTCGGCTGATGTTGATCTCGCTCGGCCGCTGCCTCGTCTTGGTGAGCGCCAACGTGTCGCCCGTGTAGCGGATCGCCTGGAACTGCACGAGTGGCCGCGCACCCCAGGTAACCTCATTGCCATACGAGAGTTGCGTTTGGTTGGCCTCAACGCCAGCCTGATATCCTGCAGTCGCGGGCATTGCTGCGTCTCCTCGCTTTTAGGTATTGGCCAAGCGGTCGATGATGAACGTGCCGCCGTTCGGGCCGGGGTTCCCTTCGACCGTGATGTCGGCATAGACCGCTTGCCCTGGCCCGCCCGCATTCATCTTCACCATCATGAAAGCATTGACGAAGGTGAAGGCGTAGGAGTTTCCAGTAGAGCCCTTCAGAATGAAGGAGAGGGTGCCAGTCTGCTCGGCCTGCATCATGTTATAGTTGGTGAAGTCGTTGAAGTACATCCGGAACGTGCCGTTCGCGCTGAATGTTCCGCTGAGGATGCCGACCGAGAGCTGATTGCCGAGACCGTATTCGGGCGCTGCTGCGGTGTTCTCCAGCGTGATCGCCATCTGGTCGAGCGTGCCCACCATTGGCGCACCGTTCCAGAATGCGCCGACGAACCCATTGACCGGGTCCAGGACGATGGTGGTAGGCGCGGCGATGACGGCGCCGGTCGAACTGTCGACCGTGATCCCATCCTCATCTTTGGCGATGATATCGATCGCGCCGGTGAAGAAGTTGCCGATCCCACCGGAGATCGTCATGCGCGAGATGTAGGTGCCCGGATAGACGAGGAACATTGTCGACGACAGCATCTGCTGCATGAACAGCGACTTGAACGTGGTGCCGTTGCTGATCGTCGAGCCGCGCACATGCGCCGCGGTACCAGCTGGTGTTTCGGTGATCACCGCGGCCCGGTTGGTGCCCTCGAGCGTGAGATGCGAGTCGTCGGTGTGGAGTTTGATGAACCACCAGCCGTTGTTGAGCGTGTTGGTAAATCCATAGAGTTTGATCCACGTTCCCTGCGCCAGGGTCGCGAACTTGGTGGCGAGCGTCGACGACAGCACGACCACGCCACCCGTGTTGGTGAGCGTGATGTCGCCGGCGATGCCGTTGATGGTCTGGAACGCCTGCCAGTCGCGCTGCAGCACCACCGAGAAGAAGTCATCGAAGGTCTGATAGGACAGCGCATAGTTGATCGTGCCGCCTGCGGTCTGCTGCGTGGTGACCGCTTGCGTGGCTTCCCTCGTGATGTTGATTTCACTCGGTCGCTGGCGGGTTTTCGTCTCCGCCAACGTGTCGCTCATATACCGGATCGCTTTGAAGGCGACGGCCGGGGCGACACCCCAGGTTGCTTCGACGGCGTACGAGATTCGCGTTTGGTTGGCTTCGACGCCAGCTTGATATCCGGCGGTCGCGGGCATGGCTCTCTCCTGTGTTTAGATTTCAGTGCGCGCGACGCGCGGTCGCTGCTCTCAGGTGACGACGATGGCGTTCGACACCGGCGCTGAGGTCGTGCCCGCATCGTTGGTGGCGCTGACAGTGCAGGTCGCGCTTTTGCCAACGTCGGCCGGCTGCACGGGATAGGTGTCCGCGGTGCCAACGGGTGTCCCGTCGAGCTGCCACAGATAGAGATAGGACGTGGGCGAGCCGTCCCAGTTGCCCAGCGTGCAGCTCAGCACCGCGCCGTTTTGCGAGACGTATGGAACATCGACATTGACCGGCGGGGCGGTCGGCAGGGGCGGTGCATTGGGGTCCGCGCCTGCGGGCTGCAGCAGGTTCTTGGCAACGACACTCTCGTAAACCCAGAAGCCGTACTTCTTGCCGTCCACTGCGAGTTCGACGCAGCGATCCATGGCGTCGGTTGCGTTGCTGCTGATGATCTCACCGGTCTCGACGAAACTACCGGGCGTGGCCGATTCAACCAGGATATGAAACTCTTCCATGGACGGTTTCCTTGCTCTCAGGGGGATTCGACCCAGACGCCGTATCGATTGCCGTCCTGGCTGAGATCGATGCAGCGCAGCTTGGCCTTCTCGACGTCGTCGGCGATGACCTCGGCTGGGGTGGTCTCTTCAAAGATCCCAGAGTTGGTCGGCATCTCTTCAACGATGTGGAATTGCGGCACAGCTGCGTTCCTTTCGCTCAGTAGGGCGGGGGTGCGATCAAACAG